CCACCGTGGCATTTTCACCAGCGTGCTTCATCCGCACGGCTGTGGCAGTCTGAGCAGGCCCAGATGACGGGTCAGTTTCAAGCAACCGCGCCCCCAGGGTGGCCATGAGTTGCTGCAAGTCTTGGAGCGATTGCCTCAATGCCCCCAACCCTTGGCCCGTAAACTCCAAATAGCCACAGTTGCCACCCTCCGAAAGTAGCCATATTGTTGACGGCCCAATCACCAAATCCCCAATATCTCCGGCTGTTCCCTGGATGCCAGCGGCCCAAGGCTGAGGCATCGCCGTGTAGTGCAACCCCCAAGCCAAGTCAGTGGATTCACGATAGTGGGCAATGTTGATTTCCGCGAGGTCCGCCAAAGGTGGCCGTTGGATTTCCGGGCGCACCCCCGTGCTTGAAAAGAAGCTGAAGGGAATGAAATTCAGCGGCTTGTCACGCCTGAGCGGGGTGATTGTCTCGACGGGCATAAAGTCCCCGGTATTCTCACCCTGGCGGTAGATGGTCTGCCGGTAAACACCATCACCCTCCTCCACGTCCTCAAGATCCAGCACCCGGTACTGCGTCACCGCAACCTGCGTGAACTCATCACCCTGCGGGTCACGCTCCTCCAGCGTTTCCTTCAGGATCACCCGCGTCAGCTTGGAGTCCCCGCCAATCCTGGTGGTGGAGTAGCCAATAATCTGCTCCGCTGTGTACGCAATCCAGAACGGCCTGGGCTTGGCCTCTCCCTGTCGGGCCATGTCCACCAATACCCCACACCTCCCAGTAATGAGAACTTCGCGGGTCACCCGCATGGCAAACTGGGTCAGGCTCTCGTCAGCCAGACTTATGTCCAGGGCGTGCTCCTCCATCGGTGGCGTCAGTGTCAGTGTCGGTTCCTTCTGGTATATGAGGCCCGACAAACCAGCCACCGTTCTGCCCAAACTGTTATACAGCACACTTCTGGACAAGTATGAGTCAAATTCCCTGCGTGCCTCGGCAGAGTTGTCGTTAGGATCAAGCCTTGGCAGGTAAAGCTCTCCCGCTTCCTTCACCGCCTCCGTGCCGTTGTACACGTCCCGGCATTTGCGCCAGATCGGCGCATTGTCTGTGTAGCTCTGCGGTGGTTCATTCACCGGCATAGTTTCATCTCCATCTTGACCTAACCACGCGGAGAGGCCGCAAACCGCTAGTCAGGCTCAGAAAAGCAAGGCTGCAACTGTCTACTTGATCGTCGAATTTACCCACGGGAAACACTGCTAATTCCGCCAAAAGGGCCTTGTTCCAGTTACCCTTCACCATCCTCACCCGTCCCCCCTCCAGCATCGACCGGAACGGGGCTGACCTCACTATCTTATCCCCGGTGGGCCGCACTCCCTTGTAATCGAACCCGGCAAGCATCTGAAGGCGTGACTCCGTGACGAACTTTCCAGATGCCCCACCCTCCTCTTCTTCCCTGATGGCACACTCCACACCATCCAACGCCGCAGTGTGGGCAATAAGGTGATCCACCCCCGCCACCGACAGCCTACCGCGTCGGCAATCCTCCACCCAGAAATAGCCGTCCTTGGTGCGCGACATCTTCACCCCAGCCGTCCAGTCCCCGCCGTCCTTCGTCGCCGCACAGTCCCACGCCCTCACCCGCTGCGCCTCCAGGGGTGGGGCGTCTACCATCTCAAAAGCGTCAATGGGAAAGAGTCCCTCAGACTCTACACCAGGACGCTGCTGCAATTGCCCTGCGGTGGCGTATATGCCTAGATCCAGCTCCATTTGTGCCGTAGTCGCCTCATCGAACAGTTGGGGGAACATCAGCTCCCCATCCTCTGTCCGTGGGTCCATCGGGGATGCGTCAGCCCTTCCTGGCTCATACCGCATGGGCAGACAGAGGTGGTACCAGCCCCCCCCGGATTCCAGCAGGTAGCCCGTCAAGTCCTCCTCGTGCAGCCGCTGCATCACCACCACCACCCTGGCCTGCTGATTCACCCCCCTGATTGACGCGGTGCGAGAGAACCAGTTGAGCGCCCTGCCCCTCTCCACGTCGCTCCTGGCCTCTGACTCCTTGTGCGGATCGTCCACTATCAGGGCCGAGAAGTGCAGCCCCGTGCCTGCTCCCCGAACTGATGAGCTGATGTGGTTGCCGTTGCGTGTCGTGGCGAACGTGGACACAGCGGGCTGAGAGCTGCGCAGCCGCATTGGGAAGCGCTCCTGGTACCAAGGACTGCGCACGATGTCCAGCACCTTCTGGCTGTCCCTAGTTGCCAGGGCCGTGCTGTACGATGTCGTCAACCACCTAAGCTCTGGACGTCGCCCCCACCACCACGCCGTCCACATAACCATCAGGATGCTCTTACCGGTGCCAGGGCTGATGTTGATGATACAGCGACGGTATGCCGGGTCACCGTCTGCACAGCGCTGTAGCACGTCGCAGATCACGTCAAGGTGCCAGTTCCAGACCAGCGGCACCTCTTCAATCAGGTGCCATGCCTGCTTACAGAACTCAGACAGGGAATCGATGACGTCCGAGTACTTCTCCCTTCGTCGCTGCTCTTCCAGTAACAGGGCGTGTGGTGTGCCCAGTGTCTCCCTTAACTCAGGCGTCACCACCGCAGAAACGGGCGCAGGCCCTGCTGCCCCTGCTACCGGCGGCAAGTGTCTCATTTACGAGACAGGCTTATTTGACGGATAACGCATATTATGGAAAGTATTTGCATATATCCAAATAAATGGTTGAACGCCGCAAACCCTTGCTGGGCTTGGGTTTCAGCAGTTGTCAAGTGGAACCTTCAAAATAAATAAAGTTTTTTGTCAACCCTCGCTGCAAAGTTTTTACAAATTTTTTCGCCTGTCGCCGAGCCTGTCACCGAGATTTCTCCAAACGAGCAACGCTGTCACCGAGAGGCTGTCGCCGAGACGCTGTCGCCGAGACGCTGTCGCCGAAAACACTCGCAACTTTTACAAATTGGCATCCCTGTCGCCGAAACTTTTGCAAATGGGCAACGCTGTCGCCGAGATTTCTACAAATGAGCATGCCTGTCACCGAGATTTCTCCATATTTTCTCGCAGCCCTGCGAGATTTTTTGAAGTTTTTTTTGTCAACCCACTTGACAAAGTTTTTTGAAGTTTTTTGCAGACCTGCTGCATTACTCTGAAGGGTTGTGCTGATCCACCCCTTGCACCTTGGCGGACAACTGAAGCGCCTGCTGTAGCTCTGCGTCAGTAAGCCTTGACAGGTCAAGGGTTGCCACCTGCATAGGCCCACCCCCAGGCCCTGTGTGTTCGTAGCGCTCCCGATATTTCTCCGGCCTGCACCCCTTCAACATGAACATCAGGAGGTTATCCGAATACTTGCGAACCTTCCCCACTTCACGCCCCTGGTAGAAAACAGGCTCCTCAAAGCCCTCAACACCACGGCGGTGAACTTCGGCCTCCATCCTCTCAATGGCCATCAGCTTGGCCTTCTGGACGCCCTGAAGGAATGCTTGGTTTTCGTGGCGCTGATCATTGCGCCAGTTGTAGCCCGTGCTTGAGGTAACCCCAGCAGCATGGCAAGCAGCGCTCAGGTTCCCGGTCTGGCTGTACTCGACGAGGAAGGCTCTCTTTTTTACGTGGCCCACACCGGCAAATGCGTGGTGTCCTCCGGCCCCTTCTCCGGCCTCCAACTTGGGCTCTTCCTCATCCCCCCCAATCTCCGCATCCCTCTCCCTGGTCAGCTTCGTGTAGGTAGAATTCTTCACCCTCTTGGCCGTCCCCTTGACGACGTATCCGTTGCCCTTACCGTTACCGTTAGACAAAGCCCAGCCTTCCCTGTTTGCGGTAGACGTCGGGCGCTATCGTACTATCTGACAACAACTTAGGCAATGAACAAGGATGTAGCCATTTGCTCTGGTAGTCCTCTCAGAACCAACTGCAAGGTTCAAACACATACCCTTAATAGTTAATAGTTAACTATTTGCAAAGGGCGTGCCAATCTGTGCCAGCCATGCCCAACCCCGCCGCGCCATGCCACTCCTGCCTTGCCGAACCCTACCTAGCGCTGCCCAGCCGCTCCAGACCGTGCCTGCCTTACCATGCCGCGAAGTGCCAGCCGTGCCTCGCCAAACCCTACCTAGCCGCGCCGGGCCAATCCGTGCCTGCCTCACCGGGCCGAATCGAGCCGTGCCCCGCCGTGCCATGCCTGCCGTGCGTTACCCCACCGAACCGCGCCCGACCTCACCTTGCCAATCCACGCCTGCCTGGGCGCTCCATGCCAAGCCGCACCACTTCATGCCTGCCCTGCCGCACCCTGCCTGACCGCTCCGTGCCTTGCCGCACCCAACCGCACCAGCCAAGCCTCACCGCGCCCAACCTCGCCGCTCCAGACCCGACCATGCCCAACCTTGCCCGGCGGTGCCTGCCTAGCCAAACCTTGCCGTGCGCGGCCCCACCATGCCCCGCCATGCCACTCCTGCCGTGCCTAACCAAACGCCGCCCTGCCTCACGTAGCCAGCCGCACCGTGCGCGGCCGTGCCCTGCCAGTCCTCGCCTGCCGTGCCTTGCCTAGCCTAGCCCAACCTTTCCGGGCCGCGCCCAACCATGTCCGTGCCTGCCCTGCCAGACCGTGCCTCACCTCATCCTGCCAAGCCTGCCTTGCCCTGCGCTGCCTTGCGTTGCCTCGCCACGCCTGCCGATCCTCGCCCCGCCGCACCGTGCCCGTCCTCGCCTCGCCAGTCCGTGCCTGCCGGTCCATGCGTTACCACGCCTGACCAAGCCACCCCTTGCAGGCGAGAGGCAAAACGCGGAGCAGCTAGAAGCCACCCCGCGCCTGCCAAACCCCCGCCCAACCGGGCAACTAGGCGGTCTTTCCCATGTCGCGGTTGACCATTACGGCGAACTCATCAAAGCCCCTGTAGCGCTGTTTGAAACTCGCCCATTCATGCTTCATTGTTGACAGCAAGATGGCCCGCTTTTCTGGGTCCATAGCGATTTCCTCCACCGGGTGATACTGGTGCCTTCCGGTGTCCTCTGACCGTATGGACGCAAAGGCCCTGATTGATGTGGCCTTTCCTTCTGGGTCCGCGTACACCATGCGGCAGGAACGGATGAGGCAACGGGCTTGCTCTGCCCGCCACTTGTCACCAGCAACGTCATTGTCCCACTCGAACCTGTGATGGTGTGGGTGATCTTCCGATGAAGCATCGTGAACCACCAGTTCTGCATCCAAGTAGCCCCTGCGTGCCCGTAACGAAAGCAGCCAGTTTTTTACTTCCTCTGTGCTGTCCTGTCGCCCAGGCATCAGGTCAACTCACCAGCGGGGCCTTCAAACGCCGTTGCGGGAA